TCATCCTTTCGACCTCTTAATTTTTTAGATTCTTTATAATATAACCAATTATCCTTTTTTTTATCATATACAGACCATAGAAACCCATCTTTAGGATTCCACATGAAAGTTGGAGCATATTCATCTAAAAATACATCAGCATCAGTTTGTTTTACTCTTGCTTCTTTTAATAGGTATTTCTGTAATCTCATTATAAATCCTCTATTTTAGTATTACCTATCAAAACTTCTGCAAATAGATCCTCATAATCTTTATTTACAAGGTAATATTTCTTACAATTAAACAATACTTCATGTTTAGATTTTATAGCTTTAAATAAACCCATATCTGTATAAGTTTTTACAAGTCTATAGAGAAAATTTTCTCTATCATCTACATAGTGTCTCGCTTTTTGCTCTATATAATCATCCAATTCTACATCAGGTACCCATTGAATAAGCATTTCATCAAATAGTTCTCCTTTATCTTCTAAGTCCACTTGTACATCAGTTGGATCATCTATAACTTCTCCATCATATTCCCAATGGCCTGATTGATATTCCCCATATTCTTCATCATATTCATCTTCTACAACACCTAAATCTGGTTCGGGTTCTTCAAAATTACTCTCCTGTTCTATTTCAGTCCATAAATCATCTATATCAGGAGACCATGCATATTCATATCTACCAATAGGAAAGAATAAATAAGTTGTCCCATAACCAGCAGTACTCGTACCACTACTTGTAGATACACCATCTCTTACATTCCATCGGAACTTATCAGAAAATAGGTCATTTAACAGATTATGAAGCTCTTCAGGTGTATCTTTCGGTTGTCTACCAGTTTTTATGTAAGATTTAAGTATTCTAAAATCGGATATCTTTCTTTCTGTTCCCCTATAAAGGAATCGTAAGGATTTAGACTTCTTGAACTCAGTTATGTAAGGTTTACAATCCTTTTCTATATCAGGATAAAAGGATTTAAATTCCCTAACTACTAATTCATTATATCCTATAGCCTTACCTTTATCCTCATTTAGATATTTCTGTAGTCTGCTCATTTTAGAATATTCCCACTCTTTTGTCTTTATCATATTGGTCCCTAAAATATTTAGAAACTTCTATATACTGATTGACCCATTTGAAATCCTTGAATAACATATCATAATGACCTTCCATATCATTCCATAAATTACTCCATTGGTCTGAACCTGTCATTGTCCATTTACTCCCTTTCAGCCTTGCTACTCCATGTATGGCATTTTGAAAAGATTCATCATCGAAATCCCTTCCTTTACCTACAATCTTCTTCCATATATCCGAATGGATGGCTTCAGCAAAATGCCATACATACACTTTCTTTGTAGTCTTATCAGCTGTGAACCTAACTATTTTTTGAGTATTAGTAATGGACATTATATCTCTAGATTTAGGATTTACAAGCACTTCGAATTTCTTCTTGTACACTTTGATCCATTCTTCCTCTAAATATTTCTGTAGTCTACTCATATTAATTATTATCATCCCATCTATCCATATAATCTAAATTGATATATCTTTCAACCCATTTGAATGCTTTTTTGATTGCTCTTTTTGGTTCACTATAGAATTTATACTCATAATCATCCCAGCTATCCATATCCCACTTACTACCACTCTTTGTAGCACCACCTTGTAGAACTTTAGTATTAGGGTCACAAATATATGTTCTACCCTTACCTATTACATTTACCCAAACAGCAGAGTGGTTAGCTTTATAAGAATCCCATACATAAAGAGTTTTAGATTTATTGTCAGCTGTAAACCTAATACCTTCACTATGAACCTTGAGGTCTTTAATATCCTTCATTTTATCTGGTGGTATAGCTAAGATCTCAAACTTCTTACCTGTAGTCCTATCATACATCCATGCTTCATCTAAATATTTCTGTAATCTACTCATATCATTACCCAATACTTATATCATATCCCATATACGATTCCTCTGTCTTTAAAGCTTCCATAAGCCTTTCAATTTCTTGATCAGCTTCACCTATTAATTCTGAACCATCCAATGCTATACCTTGATTACCTAATGAACCAAAAGAAGCAAATTTTCTTCGAACCATACCTAACATTTTTTTACTATAAGCAGTAGCATAATCCTTTATCCAACCTACACCATCATAAAAATTTTCATATGCATCATTTACTTCAAAACTTGGACTTGTAGTTGCACCTTCTAACATAAAACATCTAATCAATATCCATCCTGGAGAATCTATAGTTATCTCATCCCCTAATACTTCAACACCTAATTCAGTAGCATATTTAGGTGTATAAGTTAGGGAGCCTCCAGAAACGGGTGGTGGTTGTATTTCTAACTGATTTGTATATTTATGGTATTTGAAGTTATATTCATCAGGAGTATAACGTCTTAAAGTATCTATAAAATCACGTGCTATATGATACGATATCAAATTGTAGCCTTCATAACCACTAACAAGACCATCTAACATACCTCTGGAATACATATAATTTTCAACTGTAAAAAGAGTATTGATACCACTACTAATACCATTAGATCCATAAGAAAGAACCTCTGTTACACCAGTAGGCATATCGTACATATATTGAGTTGCCGATAAAGCCATTGTGAAATACACTTCTTGGGTTGCATTTCCTACTGCCCATTTAATCCATTTGGAACGAGCATAATTTACAGCATCTTCCATCTGGCTGTAATCCAATTCTACCTTGACCATAGGATAACCCAAGTTTCTTTTTATAAGTTCAATTAATTGTGTTTTAGTTACCATTCATATTACTCCTCAAAACCTAAATATTTTCTATTTCTATTTATACTTTAATCAGTTAATTCGGATTTATATAACCATGACCAATCATCTTGTGATATATTTATGTCAGATAATATACCCCAACCATCCTCTTCTTTCTCCTTATTAAATTCAAATGATTCATCAAGTATATTCATTTCAAGTATATAAACAGCCCAATATAAGGCTGATACAGCATCATCGTCTTTATCCTTTCCAAAAAATCTATTACCTTCCTCAATAAAGGTAGTAAGCTGTTCTAATGTTTCCTTATCTACTAATTTTAATGAATAATCCTCTATCAATTTCTTCATAAGTAATACAGCTTTAGGTTTGGTAGATTTTGTAGCTCTTATACCAAGATTCGCTGCTTTGGAACCTGTATTTACAAGATTTTCATTTTCATGTTCCCACCATAATCTACTAACAACCGCGGCCCCTTCAGCATTATTCTCAACCATTATATGAGCATTATTGTAGTAGTAGCATATCCTATTGATAGTATCAGAAAATTTATAAACATCTATGGTATTATTTATGTATACAGCAACTTGTTCCATCTTGATAGGCTTCATACTTTTGATTTTAAGTACTTGTATTGCTGAAGCATGCTCTCCTGTGCCTTTTGCAGTATCTACACCCATGCAATATGAGCATCCTTCTACTGGTTTTTCATATATCAAAAATTTATTCTCTAAATCTATATGTGGAGGGTCTACCCATTCAGTTATAATTTGTTCTAATATATCAGCATCTATAACGGTATGAGTGGAACCGAGGAATTCACAGGCATATTCTTGTGCAAATTTCACTTTTCCTAATATTTTTACTTGTTCATCTGCCCATTTTTCATCTCTACCTGGAACATCCTGCCAAGATACCTTCATATGGACAAAAGGATTCCTGTTATGTTCAGCTCCATGATATAGCCTATGGAAAAGGTTGAACATTCCATTCGGTGTACTTATGATGATAATTTTAGATTTTTCGGATGCTGCAATGGTAGGCTCATTGGATGACCAGAACTCTTCTGCTTGGTTTTTCGGTACAAAAGCAAACTCATCCATAATAAGGAGATTACAAGATTCACCACGAAATGCATCTGGTGAAGTGGCTGAAATTATAAGTTGAGAACCATTATCAAAATACACTGTTGTTTCTGCATAATTTTTAACACCAGATTTCAACCATACAGGAAGGGATTCATACATCCTTTTGATCCTTCTCAATATCATTTTAGCGGACTTCTCTTTATTTGATACTATACCAACAATTTTATCGGCATGAAACAGAGAGTACCATAATGCATAAGCACCAACCACGGTCGTTTTTCCTGATTGTCGGCTTTGCAAACTGCAAACAAAACGGTTATCGGCCATTAAATCCAATAATTTCCATTGATAATCATAGGGTTTAAAAAATTCCTCACCTCTATCTGGATTAATTATCTTTAAGTGTTTTATGAAAGCATTTACATCTTTAGAGCATTTTTCTAATTCCAGTATTTCTTCATTGGTGTATTCATGTTCGGCATATGGTCTTTTAACTCTTTTTTCATCATACCTTATACTCATAACTTCTCCATTATATAACCCATCCTTTTTTCTCTAATCATCACACATTTACTATCTAACCATGCTTCATTATCGCCGGTTGGTAATTTGGAACCCACTTTAACTACTTTAAATCCGTTTTTATTTGGATCATAAAAATCCATAGCCCAATCATAAAGGGTATTATAGGGTTTTAAAATAAATGGATCGATATCATTTAATTGATATGCAAGGTCGTCACTCCAAACATCATCTGAAATTTTAGGTAATGTTAATTTTTTAAATGCATTTATAAGTTGTTTATATGTTTTTATGTTATCTATACCATATACATTAAAATATTCAAATAAAGTATTAATATCCATGTTTAAATCATCTAAATTATTGTTAAAGGAATTCCATATATCATCCGTAGGACATACACCTATTTTAGCTCCATCATATGGAAATACTTGAAAAGAATTACCCTTTATACTATATCCAACAGTAGTATTACTATTCGTAGAACATATAATTTGTCTCTTAGGATATTTCTTCCATTTAGGTGCATTATTCATTATCAAGGTATAAAAATTAGCTGTATTAGCTGACTTTCTTGGTTTTAAAGGATTCGGAGATATATAGAGGTAATCATCCCTGTTATTCACTCCCCTGTATATAGGAGATGATGCATAGGTTTTAACAGCTTTAGAACAGTATGCAGACAACATTTCTATAACCTGTTCCTCTGTTATAGTTTTACTCCTTCCTTCATTTAGTATATAGTTTTCAAATCTCATGTTACACAGTTCTCCTTTAGAGCATAAAAAAGGGGCTCTATCTTATTTATACAGATAGAGCCCCTTATATGAAAAATTATTTACTTTTATCTACTTAATATATTCCTTAATGGTTCTACTACATATTGAATATCCTTACCATCATCCTTTGTCTTTAGAAATACTTTTGAACCCCACAATCTACATACATGCTTACAGGTTTCCTTAGCATATCTGACATCAAGGTCTACATTATCCCATTTATGTTCAAAAAGTAAATCACCCACATTGTTTACATTACCATCTAAAACTTCTATGAGTGGTGTATGGTTATGAGCAAAACTATTAATAACTATTTTTCTGATATTCTCTGCTTTCTTTTTAGAGATGACGTAATCAATAGTCGTTGGTGTTTCTTTTCTTTCATAGATATAGAGATTAAGTTCATCTACCAATTCTGTCGTAAGAAAATTCTGAAAAAAGGACCAATCAGTATAAGTCCTCATAACACTTTTACAATACTCCCAACCCTTTCCTTCTTCCTTTGTATCCCAGTTTTCTTTTTCATCGGCATCTTCACAGTTATCCCAATCCTTACCATGTCTACCTTTATCCCATCTCTTTTCAATATCCTCCCATATAGAAGTTCCAATAAGGTAAGGATTCATTGCTACAGGATTCTCAGCCTTCACTAAGGAATTAGAATGATTATACTGAGCATGCTCACTTATATTGAGCACACCTTCTCTAAATAGTTGCCTCATTACCTTTTGGTGAATAAATGTGGCCCACCCTTCGTTTAAAAAATGTGTTTTCATCATAGGCCAGAAATATTGTCCTTCCATCCTCAAGGTTTCAAGTATATCCTTTTGCCAATCTTCTAAAATGCGTGAATTATCAATAATATACCTAAGTAAATCACTGGTTGGTTCTACAGGTGTTTTAAGTCTCAGATTTCTTTTTATCTTTTGTAATGCCAATTCCAGGTCTACATTGATGTCCCTTATATTGTTACCTACTAAATCACCAAACTCGGACTTAGTTTGTTGGGAGGATATTATCTTCTGCTTTACATCATTATATATCCTTTCTCTTTTTTCTTCTTCTGTTTCAATATCAAAAGGGCTTGAGTGTAATTGAATAGAATGGCCAGCATCCACAATCATCTCAACCTCATCAATACCATATCTTCTCTCATATTCATTAAATCTTTTTGTTGCTTCGGACAATACCCCCATTATGTCTTGTCTGCCATTTTTGAAGTAATTATTTTCTGTAGACATATTGACATGGCCATATACATGCGCCATTACTAAACAATGAACAGCAAATGTATTAGTATTCATAAGATAAGCCATTGATGGATCGGAATTAATGACCACCTCATAAGGAAGGTTGGAACTGTGATTTTCATATATAGTTCTTAAACGCTCATAATCTCTACCATACTTCCAAGAAGATACATTGGTAGGTATACGATAAGCCATAATCTCCAACATCTTTTGAGGATTACAAATCGTGAACTCCACATCATAAGTCTTCAAACCCAAATCATCATTCACAATTTGTTTGATTCTACTCTCAACTTTTATAAGCTTTTGTAGGTCTTGCTTATTCATTTTTCATCCTTTCGTGTTACTACTATCATTATTTCTTCTTCAGTTTTTTTAATCTTCAACCATTTATTAGAAATAGTACGAAATATACCTTTCTTTCTAATTATAATAGTATTATTAGCACACCAATCATCAGCAATAGTTTTATCTATTAAACCATCAGCAACTAAACCTTTTAAAATTACAGTTTTTGCATTATCCATATTGTTTTCCATATCTTCTTTGGTAAGACTCCATACTTCCATTTCACATTCTCCTTATCTATTTGATATACATTCTTTTAAAGCATCTCTTATAATTCCTGCATTAACAGTTAAATAAGGTAATAATAAAGCATCTTTAATTATTAAAGTTTCAATAGCTTTTTTTGCCTCCTCCAAATCTTGTAACGATCTAAGTTGACCTGTTTTATCTACTATTTCCATTTCACATTCTCCTTTTTGGTTATTAACATAATTGTTTATTACCTTTTTGGTTCGAATAGCATGTGACGAAGTGCAGGCCATATATGGTTCTTATTTCTTATGATGGACAATAGTAAATGCTCCTCATCGTTCCTATAAAAGTTAGTGCCTTCCATAGTCTTGACTTTGAATTTCCATTTTCTCTGTATCTCTTTAATAAGGGTGTTTTCAGGTCTCCAACCATACATATCTTCATCTGCTTCCGTATCAATCTCAATATAGGAAAACATATTGACCTTCTTCTTCAATAGTCTTTCAATATAAGGTATTGTTTTAGGTGGTTCCCAATCTTCACCGTCAGAAATATAAACACAATAAGTATTCCATTCATCAATAGGATATTCAGTATCTATAAGGTATAAAGCCTTATCAATGGCAGTCCAACAATATGTTCCACCTGATTCTCCTTTATGGAAAAAGGTATCTTCATCTACTATATTTGCTGTTGTTGTATGTTGTATAAACTTAATATCCACATGGTCGTAAGTTTTCTTTAAGAATTCCACCATCCAAAACAACATTGACCTCGCTAAATATTTTTTATTCATGGTCATGGAACCCGAAGTATCCATCATTGCTATAATAACAGCATTACTATGAGGTGTCATATCAGGTTCTATTTGCTTGAACCTTAAATCATCATCATCTATAATCAAATGAGCTTCATGATCTTTATCAATTCTGTCTTCTTTTATAATATCAATAGCTTCATTAATATCATCTTTAGCCATAGATAGTGCTATATATGCATCATCTTCTGTACAATTTGTTTCTCTTATAATTTCACCCACATAAGATGCCGTCCTTTTAATGGTTTCTATAAATGTTCTTTTCTTATGTATGCGAGATACAACACCCTTCTTAGATATTGTTTCAAACTTCCAACCTACAGGTACGAGTTTTTCTATTTTAGTCTTTTCTTCTATCCAAGGTAGTCCTAAATCCTGAAACATAATGTCTATCAAGTAATCAATATCCACTTCTGCTTCCATATAATCATTACCTTCTTTATTTCCAGGCTTATTACCACCATCCTTTTTATCTTTTTGACCTACTATATCACCAGGTTTACCTTCACCCGAACCGGCGCCAGCAGAACCATTTTTACCCTTGTTACCATAAACAAAACGATAATCTTTAAGACCCCTAACGGGTATTCGTACCTTACGACCTTTCCGTTTAGTGATGATGCTTTCTTCAGATATAACATCCTTTACACCCTTACGGATA